GGGTATTCCAAATCTCGTCATCTGAATACCCGCGCTCTCTGATGGTCTTGAGGTCATCTTTGGTAATCATCACCTTTGCGGGGGAAACATGTCGAGTAAGTTGGTGGGCTGTGTCGCTCTTGCTGTGACGGCAGATCGGGACGGACCCCCTGCTGTTGGTGTTCTTACTGCAACAAAAGATGCTGTTGCTCCATTACTAGAGAGGCGATCCATGGCTGGGAAAATAGTTTCAAGCGATCCAAATGCAGAAGAAATTGCGTCTGCATTCCTCATGTCTTCGATCGGAATAAATATATCTGGATTCTGCCTGTTCCTCAACACGCGACCATTATCCTCTGTCTCAACAAGCTCAATGTTTGATATTCCACCATTATCTTTGAAAAACTTTCCGATATCTCCACGGTTAAGCTCCTTGACATTTCCGATTATTAGCTTTGCGGTAGCTTCAATTTGTTCCTTATTTGTTCCAAATGTAGTAGAGCCACCCCTTGCTCCAGCCGTAAATCCTTTTGGCTCCACGGCCTCCTTTAATACAAATCCTTTATATCCTTTTCCAAAAATGTTTTCTGATCCATCTACCTCTGTATACCCAGAACCTTTTGGGAATGTATCTTTAATATCAATCGGAGAATCAAAGAATTGAGTTATCCTTTCACGCTCATTCTTTTGCTGATCTTCAGTTAAAGATTTATATTTATTAACATAATTCCTAATATCTTGAAGGTCTTTTGCTGGTGGCATGTTATTCAATGAAGCTCTAATGCCCTCTCTAAATTCTTTTGTCCCAGCAGTAGATGCAACCCCAGTTAAATATTCTGCAATTTGTTCATTGCTTGGTTCTGTGCCTTCAAGAGTTGCGGTAGCATCATTTGCTTGCCCAAAATTAACTGGCATCTCGCCCTCAAGCGACTCGCCCGGCTGAACCATTGGCTGCGCCGAACCTTGTCCAAGAAGCGCGCCCCTTGCTGCCTCTTCTGCGGAGACTGCTGGAATCCCTTGCGATGGCAATGCTGTTCCTACTCCACCACCACCACCTCCACCGCCGCGCTGGAATCCCTGCTGGATCACGGCATTGGCTGCACTGCGGGCGAGTTGGTCTGCTTGGCTGGCGTATTGAGAAAGGAATGGGTTCTGCGCCACGGCGGGGTTCATCGAGGCGGAAAGGAGATCGGAGTATCCATCGGCTATCTCACCACGGCTGATCTTGCCGAACGCGTTCTTGTAGCTTTCTTGCAGTGCTGGCAAGGCTTCAGACGCCTGCTTCTGCTGCGCCTTCATGGTGAGCGCCATGCCTACCCCGCGACCCAAGTTGGCAAGACTCTCCGTAAGTGGACCGTAGTCCATCGCCGGAATGCCGTAGTTGATTTGTGGGATAGTTGCCATTGTTTATCTTCCGAATGCTGATTGAGATAACATCCCATAGTTTGGGCCGAGCGTTCCGATACCCCCAACGCTGCCGCCGCCAGCGCCCATCGGGGTTTTCCCGTATTGGAATCCGCCGCCGCCACCCATTGCGTTAGCCATCATTCCAGTTGTCCCAAGCGACATCATTGAGCCACCAAGGGCTTGCGTTGCTCCCATGATCGCTTGTGCTGGTGCCAAGTCAGCAGCATACCTTGCTGCCGCTGTGTTTGCTGCGGCTTGGTATTGACCACTTGCCGCGCCTAGGTTTATTTCTGCTGCTCTTTGCATAAAGGATTGTGAAAGATTCTGCCAGTCGAATGCCATGTTCATCCCTTGTGTGGTTACATCCGTAGCCATCAGTCCAAGATTGCGGGCAAACTGGGCTTGCGTTCTTGAAATGCCCGGAGTTTCACCCAACATCGGGCGGTAGCCAGCACCAAAGGATTCTGCTGTCTGCCTCTGGACAAAATCAATCTGCTCTGGAGTAAGTGGTTGTCCACCCATTCTTTGTTCGATAATCTGTGCTGCCCTTGCCCTTTGTTCGGTGGCGCCGGGAAAATATCCCTCAATGTTCTGCATCAATTGTTCTGGAGTCTGTATTCTGGCTCTTTTAACAGCCCGCTGAAATGCCCTTTGGTTTTCTTCCGCCGCCTTGGCTTGCCTTCCAGCAGCTTGGCTTGACATAATTCCTCCAGCCACTGCCCCGCCAACGGCAACACCGCCACCTACTGCTGCGATAACTCCGAAGCTCATTGTTTTTCTCCTTTTAGCATTTTGTTTTGGTGGCTGGTATTAAGATGAAAACGATTGTGTCTCCACACATTAACACGCGGATCATTCGGGTCAAGGCATGGATTTGGCATTGTATCTGTTATAGATTGCGCGATTTCATCTGGGTCTGTCAAGTCAGTAATATGGACAGTTGTCCAGATTGTGTCCTCATGTGTATAAAGGAGTCGGCGCGTCCCGGCCTTTGTGATTCCTGTGTGTGGCGCGACATATCTTTGAACTGGAATGTTTGTATACCAGACAGATACATCGCCTTTCATAATGAAAAATGGATGGGTTGTGAGGTGGCGGACGCTCGTCAAAAGCGTATCTTTTGGCATGAATATTTCGCGGATATAAAGACCCGGAGTGAATCTGTGAATTAGCGGACACTCTCTCGGTTCATAGTTGAGCATCTCAAGTTCAAGCTCATTAAGCATTTCATCTGGCCCCATAAAATCTGGAGCATCCATAGCCTCTATACTCTCTTGAATCTCTAATGTCATGGATACATGAAGTAGTCGTTGGCGCTTGGCGACAGGAAGGTGTCCACGATAAGATTGTCTGGGCGGCGGTAGTCCATAACGCGGATCGGTGCCGCTGTTGGAATCTCGTCACCTTCCATGGCTTTCTCTTCCTCTTTGATGGCGAGGTCGAGATTCATCAAGAACTCAGGTGGCCTGCGGTTCTCGCGGGAGTTGATTGCCAGCGTGGCGAAATACATCGCTTCTGGCGTGAACTCTACCAGTTCGTTCGGGTCATCCAGATCGGCGTATGTTTTGGCTGCGTAGAGCGTGATGCAGTTACATCCCCTTGGTGCTTTGAATCGACGCCAGCTTGGGTTCACATCGCCGGGCTGGTAGATCGAGATGAGTGTGCTGATCTCAAGAACAGGATCATAGGCATACACCCTTATTCTACCTTTGGTCTTTGGCTTACTGACTGAACGAATTCCGCTGTATGTCTTCTCGCTCTTGGAGAGGTTTGGAGATTGGACTGTTGTTACGGTAGCCTGATCGTAACTGCCATATTCATTGTATGCTTCAAAGCTGATTTCCACGCCTACATCTTGGGAGTTCTCTGCCAGCACGGCGATCTGATACGGGCGGGTGCGATAGTCGCGGAAGAGGACATGCTTCCCCCCAACCTCAATGATCTGCCTGTGGCAACTGTTCTGCCAAACGAACTGTGCGTTCGGCGTCAGGTTAAACCACTCATCCGCCAAACTCGCCGCTTGGTTGTTTACCCAAGCCGCTCTGATTTGGCTATAGCGCGGCGGCAGCGTGAAGCAGGAATCGACACAGCAAATACATACATATTCGCATGTAGCATTCCACTCCCGTTTCTCCCAGAGTAGGCGGCGGGCGCGGTTGATGTAGGTTTTGGCTAGCTCGTAGTCGCAAGTGCCACTATCGCCTACCGCGCCCTTCACCTCTTCGACCATCTGTTGAAGAGTTAAGGGCATTTATCGGTAACGATAATTACTTGACGGGCTTGCCGGATGTTGGTAGTGGCTTCGCAGAGTAGGGCGATTTGCTGACATTGTTCAGCTTCTGATTGCCCATTTCCTCTTTGATGCGGCTCTGTGTAGGCGCTCCATCGAGCGTCAGTTTGGGGTCGGTTCCTTTTAGCATGGTTTTAGTTTATGGTTTATGGTTTACGGGTGAATTGCCATCCAGTCGATAACATCGATGTTTGGCGCGGTTCCATTGTTTTGAATGGAAATTGTGAATCCGGATGCGGTTTGGGTTCCAGCTTGGATACCAATGATCGGGGCATTTGCGCCGATGCCACCACCGGGAATAATTGGCGTGAGGAGAACATTGTAGTTTGCAGACGGAAATGCTGTCGACAATGTAACTGCTTGGGTTGAATCATTGTCTGCAACTCCAGTAATGTTGCCTCTCTGAATCTTCAGTTCTTCAAGTGTATCAACTCGCGTGTCGAGTGCGTCGATCTGGTTCTGCTGGCTGGTAAGTTCAGCGTTAATTGTCTGAATCTGCGCGGGAGTTACATCGCCAAGTCCGGGGACATTGATCGTTCCGTTAGACAGAACAATATCAATGAATTGCTGCAACACCTCTTGCCAATTTCCAGTAGGACAGAAGTCATCTGGGACATTCGGGAACTGAATTTGAGGACTTGAGGATTCGTTATCCATTCTGAATATGGTAGTCCCAATATCTTTCTTGGCAACAAATTTCTGGACATTCTTGTTGATCTTCTGGGCAGTCGCCAACTGGTGAGTCTGGGATATCCTTCACATTCGCCATAATTCTTACCCGATCCACAGTTGTCTGGCCGACTAGCTCCACCTTAATCTGGAACTCGCTTCCCTCTATGGACGGGATGCCTGCGAGGTTGTTGCAGAGTTGTGGGTTTGGCGTATTAAACTTGTATCGCTTGTAGAGCCTTCCTCCACGGCGCGGGGTGCAGTTCTCTACAACTGGAGAGCATGGATCGCAACCGTAAGTAGTTGGAACCTTTAGCTCTGA